GAGTTTCTTGTATCACTTCCCGCTGTTAAAGCAACACCATTATCAGTATTTGCTTCTCTTATATCGTTAGGTGGATTATGCGAAGGACTTCCGTATTGATTCCATTCAGATGTCGTATTAGCTGATATTAACTCACTACCCAATGTCTCTCCTGTAGTTAAATCATTTGTAATCCCTACAGTCCCATTATTGGATGCGCCTGAAAGAGCTGATATTGAACTACTACCATCAAGTGGATAGTACGCAACGATGTTGTTAGTTACTCTTTTAATTGTAATACTACTTATTTTACCTTCAAAACCACTACCACCAGAGCGTAATCTTAAATACTCATTAGCACTTGGTTTATAATAAATAGTATGAGTACCTGCTGAATTAAATGTTCCTATGTTGTTTCCTGTAGCATATATAATTGTATTGCCCGATGTATATTCATCTACTACAATTTCTAATTTCATTAGGTAACCAGATTCAAATTGTCTATAATTAGAACCACCTCCATCTACTGATTGTTGTGCATAATAACTAAATGCACCTTCATCTATTTCAAGAACTTCACTTACAACATTAGCATTATTTAAAGTCCATAAATTTTCACCATCAGAAAAGTCTGAATTAAGAACTCTTTCTGCACCCAATGTACTCTTAATATCAGCAGGAATCTTTGAGTATGAAGTAGATTCCATAATAGATTGTATTTGTGCTTGAGTTAATTCGCCTTTCCATATTCCTAATTGAGATATATTACCATCAGTAGTAAAATCTCCTGCATCACCACCTATATATAAATTATCTGAAGCATCAGATACATAAGTACCAGAAGGTGTAGTTACTGTTGTAATAGCAACACTCACTCCATTAATATATATAGTGGGATTATTAGAAGTTAAACCATTATCATAAGAAACAGCAATATGAATCCACTCATTATATGTTATATCTCTTGATGTAGTAGTCCATTGTCCAAAATTATCCCAACGAACTGCAAATCTTAACTTACAAGTATTCCCACTTTCGTCTTTATTGCTTATATGCCATCCAGAAGGTTGAGTACTTCTTTTTACAACAAAAAATCCAGTATTTTCACCTATAGAATGACTATTTATCCATCCTGTAATTGTTCCTCCACCTGTCCAAATATCATCTAACAAAGAATTTGAACCAACATCAATGTAATCTGTACTTCCGTTGAAACTCGCACTTCCATTTCCAATCGCATCTGCTTGTCCTTCTTTAGCTACATCAACTGCACGAGGTAAGATTGGTGCATTGCCACCATATACTGATGTGGTAGTTGTTGCTCCTGTGACTACACCTGTCATTGATACTTCTTGAAGAACAATATCTGTTATAGTTCCTCTAAATCCTTGTGAACGCATAACAAGAAGATTTGCAGAACCTGCAACTAAATATTGCTCGTGAGAACCAACAGTAGTTGGTATGCCACCTGTAAAAGCTGAACTACCACCGCTGTGAGCCATACCACTTGCTGTTTGAGTGAGTACATTATATGTAAATCTATAAAGTTTTCCTTCAGCTACACCGCTAATATTAAAAAAAGCATATCCATCAACTACAAATTCTATAATATTATTTGTATAGTTATTACCTGTTCCTGTAATGCTATTAAAACTTGATACATTACTACTTAATATTTCTCCTGTTTCAGATTCTATTAATCCGCTACTTACACTATTGTCAGTTACTTTTTGTACATCGTCTAATGCCCACCATGCTACTAAACTTGTTTTTTCTACACCCTTTAGTTGGCTATAGGATTTGTTCATTATGGATTGGACTTCTTCTGGGGTTAATGCTCTTGACCAAATTGCAGTATTTGCCATTTTACCTTCAAAATAATTACCACCATTACCTCTTCTACCAATTTCTAAATCAACTGTATCATTATCAATCGTAGCAGGTATGCTCGTTGTATTTGTTCTTTTTAATTCACCATCTATATATATTTTTAATGCTGTACTTGGTTCAAAAACACAACAATAATGATGCCAATTACCATCAGCAATTTGTGTATCTGCATGATTTCCAACTGCATAATTTGTATCACCACTTACTACTCTAAAATACAATCGACCATTGTTATATATTTCAGTATTATAACATTTATTTGTATTATCATTTTTACTGACTAACTCCATAAATGTATTATTATTGTCTGTTTTTATCCAAGATGATATACTTAATGCACCTGTAATCTGTAAAGAACTGTCATTACCAAAATCGATATAATCATTATCACCATCAAACGAAGTTGAACCTTCTGATGGGAACTTTAGCGTGTCTGACTTATTAGATTTGAAGTCGAGGTATAGTTTAAGGTTGTCCTTAACAAAGGTTAAAAGGGATGCACCACCCTTAACTAGTGATGAGCCTAATCCTAAAGCCATGTTAACCTAGGTAAGCTACTACTGAACCGCTAGATAATTGAAATCCAGACCATCTACCAAATATAGTAAGTCCTTGTGGAAATGTAACACTTGCTACACTATCACCATTATTATTGGTACTTCCTATATATCTGTTAGTGCCTGACTCTGGGGTTAGAGATGTAAACACAGCATCTTCTAAAAATTGTATAGCAAGTATTTTCTTACCTGATACCTCAGATTGTCCTGTTTCTAATAAAGAACCAACCTGACCTAATGCTACATTACCACTCTCTACTACATTGTATTTATTTATTGCCATCTTGTTTGCTCCTGTTCTATGCCTTACCGAGCTTGACAATTCTCATGGGCATATCTTGGTTTAATTTAATAAAGTTTTTTTAAAAGTCCACACTATTTATAGTCCTAAATGTCCCTAATCTACCCCTATATGCGTACTTTCTACCGTTCTTGACATCATCCTCAAACTTACCATTAAAGTACTGAGCAAGTTGAAGTGTGTCTTTATTTCTTTCATATCCTAATGCTATAGCTTTATTTACTAATGCATCATGAAATTGTGCAGGGAAATTAGGTTCTTGGTCTCCCCATGTTGAATTTGCACTAGGCAAATCAAAATGGTCTTCTTTTAGATTAAAAAATAATCTTAATTCTTGTCCAGCTATTGTAGAATCAGGTGAAGCTACTTTTTCTTCATCCGTTTTTGATTCATCGTAATAACCAAGTAAAATAGAATCATCTTCTATCCACCATACCCATTCTGAAATTCTTGTACTCATTATGTTAAATCTCTAGTTATTGGTCTACCTGTAAATCTTTTTATTGTCTTACCATTTAGGTCAACATTCTTTATTTCCATAATAGCATCTTTATTCCCTGAAACATTAAGTGAATATCTCCTTTGTCCATCTACTACTGTATAAGTGTGGCTATCTTCTGATAATCTAGTTCTAGAACTATATTCATCTTGAGCTCTATTTATCATCTTAACAATCTCTTGACCACCCATTTGAGGATGATGCTGTTGTACTAATTCTACCATCTCTTTTAGTTTCATGTTCCAACTCCTAATCTACCTATATCAGTTTGAACTGGTGCACTAGAATAACTTTGATAGGTTTCATTTATTTCTTGTTTTATAAGTGCTAATTGATTCTGCATCCATTGATAATCAGAATTAAACTTACCTGCTACTGCAGATGCTCTTTGTATTTCTTGACTAGCTGTACTAAGTGTAGAAGATATCATCTCAGGGTCTTCTTCTTTTAACCAGTATTCCACATCTTCAGTACCAGCAGTAAGCCCACTAGCATCATCTACTAGAGCTTTTGCTTTATTTATAGCATCATTATATTCAGTATACATAGTATCTCTTAATGAACCAAGTCTTTGAAGAAGTACATTATAACTTGCTATTCTAACTATTTGAGGGTGATATAGACTAGGCATATTAGCAATAGTCTCACTATTATCATTTATAGCACCGGGCACTACTCTAGTAATAGTAGCACTCTTATCGTTATCACCATCTGGTTCTGGATATATTCTAAGATTACTTCCATCAAATATATAAACAGGTGTTAAATCATCAGCGTAATAAATACTATCTATATCTTGAACTTGAGATTCATATTTTATATCTACCCTAGTAGCATTATATACTTTAGTAGCATTAAAATTTCTAGTTACATTAAGAATAATACTATTTTTATCAATACTATATTCATCATTACTATCAACAGAAAAATCATTAGCCATTGAATATAATAAGTCAGGGTTTATTTGAGATATCTTTTGTATAAACTCTGCTGTAGCATTCTCTAATGCTTGAGCTATAGTAGTAGCATCATTAGAGTTAGCACTACCTGTTAATTGTCCTATTTGTGCAGTAAAACTCATTAATACATTCTGCCCGGAGAACCGCCAGTAAATCTATATGGAGTTGTTTCTACCTCATCAGCTATAAGACCTCTTTCTTGCATCATTTGATTAAATGCATTTGCTGTTTTAGGCCCTAGTATTGCATCAACTTCACCTTCGTAGTAACCTTCATCTTTCATAAGTTGTTGTAAAGAACCTAAATCTTCTTGCGATACATCTTGTATATTTAAACCCTTTTTTAACATACTCATAGCTTCTTGAGGGTTATATGCAACTCTTTCTTCTTTATTAAACAATGTTTTTTCTTTTGCTGGAAGTTCAGTATTAAAAGTACCACCACCTGCTTCTGTAAAAGCATCAGGTTCTTTATTGCCTGCAAGCATAGTTCTCAATCTACTACCAGCTTGACCGATACCACCTAATAAATTACTAAGATAAGGTTTATCAAACCCTTCTTTTTCACCTAAAAAGGGTTTATCAAGACCGGGTTTTTTACCTAAAAATGGTTTGTCTATACCTTTTTTCTTACCCATAATAAATCTATCAGGGCCTTCAGGACTAGCTCTAAATAAACCTTCATCATCATAAAGTCTATTTTTTATACCTTTACCAACAGCTACTGCTCCTCTACCTAATAAACCACCTAATGCTTCACCAACAGTACTATCTACCAATGGTTCACCATAAGCATTCATTCTTCCTCCGCCACCAAATATTGCCATTACTTCTTTCCTTTTTTAGTTTTAGGTTTTATAGGTTTTCTTCTAGAGTTATTATTAACCTTTTCTGAACCTGATTGAAATTTACCACCTACGCTATTAGAAGTTATCATTATTTACCTCTTTTATTGTAAACACCTCTAGTTACAACTGGTTTTTCAACCTTTGGAACTTCTTTAACCTCTACTACTTCTTTTTTCTTTTTAGCTTTTACTTTTTTTACTTTAGACATTGTATATCCTTGTTTGTATTCAAGGCCCCAATAAAGGGGCCCTGAATAGGTTGCTATTATTATGAGAACTTAAGAATAGTATGTGTCTCAGGCAAAGATATTTCTAAACCAGCTTCGGTTAAGACAATGTCTTTTCTTCCGTCAACATTATTATTCTGTACATTCGTAATAATATGAGTATCACGATTAACACCGTTACCTGCTAAAGGCCTATATGCAACATTAGCTAAGTCAACCATAATTGCGTAATCTTCATACATGTTTCTGAACAAAGGCTCAGCAACAAGATTTAAATTACCATAGATTGTATTAACTACTGACACATTATGACCAAAAGCACCTTTTACATTCTGTACATCTAAGCTGTAACCATTAGAACCACCCTGAGTAGTTGCTGTATGGCCAAGAGCTACTGTGTTACCTAAGAATGATTCTCCACCTAACTTGTTAAAGTAAGAGATAATCTTTCTTGAAGCAAGTACAAGCTTGTTTCCGCTGTTTCCTGATTCAGGAGCGAAAACATCTTCCATTGCTTCTAGAAAATCATCATAGGTTGAGCTTGCATATGTGAAAGACTTAATCTTTCCATACTTCTCAGTGTAAGGTACAATACCCCAAGAGCGTCTTACAGGCCCACCAACTGATGAATCATCAGAACCAACACCAAAAAGCATTGCATGCTCGATGTCCATCTTATGTTCCATTAACTTAGTTTGCCATACTCTCTTGTATTCATCAGCTTTACCTCTGTAGCGAGTAGCCATTGCTGTACCAGAGAACATTGGAATAGCAGTTTTAAAAATCTGCACATATCCTTCTCTGTCGTACATTTCGTCTTTCCAACCTTCTGGGTCGTCAGAACCTTCTGCAAACGCACTACCAATTACTTGACCCTTACCTCTATTAGGAGCTGTTCCATTAAACTTAAGGGTACTAGTATTAGCAGTTATATCACTAGCTGTAATCTCACTTCCATCAGATTCTTTAGATATATGAAGTATAGTACCTTCAATGCTCTTACCAGCGGCTCCAGAAGATACTGGGTTAGCACCGATTTGTATTTTTACTTTTACTGCAATAGCGGCAACTGCACCAGCACCATCCTTATCTAACTCAGCTTGAACATCAATAATCTGTTCATTGAGTAAAAATTCAGGTTCTGTGTCTGCCGATACTTCTCTGCCATACTTATCATACTTAACTGTTAACTTAAGAGGGTTAGCAGCTGTTGGTTTCCAAGCCGCATAGGCCTCTGCAACTGTATCATCACTAGCACCAAGTGCTTTTGATTCATCAGCTTCAACCTCAAAGTTACGCCTCTGCCATTGATAACGCTGTTCTAAGAATTTGAACACAGGGTCATCGGTAGGCTTCTTTGCAACTTTTGAGAGGTATGTAAAGAATGGACTTTGCTCTGGAGCGAGTTCTGCAACTCTTTCTCCAAAGTTAAACATGCGTCTACTATCATTAATAGAAGACGACTGCATGCTTCCACCAGTAGATATACTGTATTTGTCAGCCATTTTTAACTCCGTTTATGTTATTCCTTATTTCCAAGGATTTTTACTTTCATAATCACTAATCAGGTCATCCATAATTAAATCGCTGGCACTTTTTCCAGTTTGTTGCATATTTGCACTACTCTGGACTCCCATAGGTGCCGGAACTGATTGTGCTCTCTGAACTTGGTTGAACTGGGGTGA